TTATTAATAGTATTACTAATTAATATGAATCTACAAATTTTAATATTTTTTTCAATAATTTTTCTTAAAATAAATTGATCATCAATATTTAATAAATGTATATTATGAATAATAATAATTTTATTAGTATTATCATCTATTTTTTTAGTAGAATTAATTTCTTTTATAAAATTAATCAAAATATATTTTTTATAATTTTCTAATTGACTTAAATCTATTTCAATATAATATTTGGAATAATAAATCATATAATTTACAATTTTATTATTAATTTTATATTCTAAATTTAATTTATTTTTTTTAATATTTTTAAAAAATATATAAATTAAAGTTTTTTTACAACTTCCTTCTTCTCCATATATTAAAATATTAGGTAAATTATTATAATTTATACTATTGAAAAAATTAATAATATTTTTATATTTTTCTTTAATAAGATCATCAAAATCTTCATAATTATTTACTTTATATTTTTTATATATGGTCAACATAATAAATATAATATAAAATATTATTTAATTCTTAAAATATATTTGATTTATATTAAATAAAATTGATAATATATAATAAATCAAAATATGAATCAAAACTTAATAGGAATAACTGGATATAAACGATCAGGTAAAGATACAGCTGGTGAATATTTTATAAAACAAGGTTATATAAAATATGCTTTTGCAGGTCCATTAAAAAAAGCATGTCAAGAAATCTTTATGTTTACAGATGAACAAACAGAAGGAAAAGATAAAGAGAAATATGATGATAGATGGAATATTTCTGCTCGAAAAGTATTTCAAAGATTTGGAACTGAAATATTTAGAGAAAATTTAGCAGATTTTTATCCAGAAATGGAAAAAATTAAAGAAAATTTTTGGACATACAGATTTAAAATTTGGTATGAAAATCAATTGAAAATAAATAAAGATATTAAAATTGTTGTTACTGATGTTAGATTTGATAATGAAGCTAATATTATTAAAGAATTAGGTGGTATTATTATAAAAGTAGAAAGAAAGAATAAAAAAAATTTAGATCAACATAAATCAGAAACATCTATAGAAAAAATAAAATGTGATTATTTAGTAAAAAATGATAGTAATATAGAAAATTATTACAAAAAATTGACAAAAATTGTCAAAAATTAAAAAAAAATGATAAAAAAAAATTTTATTTAAGATTTATAAAATATCTTTATATATTATATAAATTTTTATGACGAAAAAAGACCAAACATCTACTAAAAAAGATAAAAAAGAAAAAGAAAAAAAAGAAAAAAAAGTAGATAAATCTACAACAACAGAAACTCCTAATAGAAGAAAGAGAAGTTATAGTGATATGGTAGGATCAAAAAAGGATGATAAAGATGAAATATTAGTAGTAGATATATCATCTATTTTTGGTAAATTTAAAAATAATAAAAAAACAGAAGAAGTAATAGAATTTGATTTTTCAGAAGGAGAAGATGAGTTAGTTTTCAATGAAGGATTACCAGAAAAATTTTTAAGAAAAAAAGATTTAAAATTATTACATGATATAAAAGGGTTATTAGAAATATGTAAAAAATATAAAGACATAAATAATAGAGAGATTATTCAATTATTAAAAGTAGAACCAGAATTACAAGAATTAAATGATATGATAGGATTAGAAGAAGTTAAAAAAATGGTTTGTTCACAAATATTATATGTAATACAAAATAGTAAAAATGAAGATATGATGCATACAGTATTATATGGATTTCCAGGATGTGGTAAAACAACATTAGGAAGAATATTAGGGAAAATTTTTTTAAGAATTGGTTATTTAAAAAATAATAAATTTATAATTGCAAAAAGAAGTGATTTAATAGCTGGATATTTAGGACAAACAGCAATAAAAACACAAAAAATAATAGATAAAGCATCAGGTGGTGTATTATTTATAGATGAAGTCTATTCATTAGGTTCTGAATCAAAAAACACAGATTCTTTTGCAAAGGAATGTGTTGATACATTAAATCAAAATTTATCTGATAATAGAAATTTTATATGTATAATTGCAGGTTATGAAGAAGATGTGAAAAAATGTTTTTTTAAAAAAAATCCAGGTTTAGAAAGAAGATTTCCATGGGTTTATAAAATAGAAAATGTTACTCCAAAACAATTAAATTATATATTTTTAAATTTTTTAAAAAAAAAAGAATGGTCATTTCAAAAAAATGAATTAAAAGAATTAGAAAAATTTTTTTATAAAAAAAAAGATGATTTCCCATTTAATGGAGGTAGTATTGAAACTTTTTTTTCTAAACTAAAAATTAATTATTATCAATTAAGATTTGGTAGAAAAAGATTAAAAAGAGAGAAAAAAGTTATAAATATGGATGATATTCATAAAGCTTTTGAAATATATAAAAAATATGAAAATAAAAGAATTGAAAAAGATTATCCACCACCAGGTATGTATGTTTAATTAAAATTTATATACTATTACTATTAAATGAATATCTTAGTTACATATGGTTCACAAACTGGTTATTGTGAAGGTATATCAAAAATAATTTATCAAAAGATTCATTATTTTCACAATAAAAATATAAAATGTTTGAATGATGTTAATATTGATGAATTATGTAATAATGATATCAATATTATTTTAATATCAACAACTGGAGATGGAGAATTTCCAGAAAATAGTAGAACTTTTTATAAAAAATTTAGAAAAAAAAAAAAATTAAAAAAATTTAATTATATTTTATGTGGTTTTGGAAGTAGCGATTATAATAATTTTTGTCATACTTCTAAATGTTTAAAACGATACTTAAATAGATATGAATGTATTAATTTATTAGAAATAGATGATATTAATAATGAAGATGATGAAGAAGTTGAAAAAAATATAAAAAAAATTATAAATTTTATATGTTCAGAGAATCAAAAAAGAAAACAAAATGTATTAAATAATATATGGAATGCATTCGGTAATAAATTCACTTAAAATATATTAAGAGTAAATAATTAAATAATAAATATAAAATGTTTTCAATTAACTTACCATTTATTTTCAGAAATCCATTTTCATTATGTAGAAAAACAAAAGTAATAATTGTAGATCCTTTTTTTTATACTGCTGAACAAATGAAAGCAGATAATAAATATTGGGAAGAATTTTTTGCAAAAACATCAATTACTAAATTAAATGCAGGAGCTACTCCAAGTTTTTAATAAAATTTATTTAATAAAAATAATAAAAAATGATTATTAATTTTTTTTTATTCGTATTTTGTAGTTTTCTTATAATTACAAATATTATATATATAAAACAAAACAATGAATTTATGGAAAATACAAATAATGTAGCTTTAATTTTTTTTCAATTTAATTTTATATTTAAATTAAGTATGTTTTTTTTATATCTTGTTTATTTAATATTAAATTTATTAAATATGCATATTCATTGTGGTAATAAATTTTTAATTTATATTTTTTATTTTGAAAATACACTAAATATTTTAATTTATTTAGTAAAACGTTTTGATATGAAAATTCTTTTTTTACAAATATGTACATATTTAGTTATTTATATATTAAAAAGAATAAGTTATCATAAATATCAAAATAATCTAGAACCAGTTATTATAGAACCTGTATTACAAGTAGAAGTTCCTAATTTTTCTGTTCCAGTAAATGATAATTCTGAAATTATAGAAGAAGATTTAGAAAATCAAAATTGGGAAGAAGATGAAGGTTATGTAAATAATGGATATTCTAATAATTGTTATGATGATAATAATTATTGGAATACTGAAGGCTTATAATAAAAATTAAATTAATTATAAATATAATAAAGTAGTAATGAAAATATTGATATATAATTTTTATATAATAAAATTTATATATTAGGACAATTATAAAATGAAAGTTGTAGATATAGAATTATGTCAAAGAACATTAAAAGAATTAAAATTATATTGTAAAAAAAAAGGTTATAAAGGATATTCTAAATTAAAAAAATTTGATCTAATTGAATTTATTAAAAATCAATCAAAATCTTGTAAAACTTGTAAAAAAAAAATTGAATTTAATGAAGCTTTTATAACTCATAATGAAGATGATTATGAACATTTAAAATGTTATAAAGAAGAAGAAGAATGTAAAAAAGAATGTACTATTTGTTTAGAAAATATAAATGATGATTTTTTTATAACTGAATGTGATCATCATTTTCATAAAAACTGTATTAATAAATGGTATAATACTTCACAAGAATGTCCAAATTGTCGTGGTCCAATTTATAAAATTTTAGATATAGATGGTTTTGTTTTAAAATTAGATGACAAAATAAAAGATAATAAAAAAAAAATGACCAATGAACGAAATAGGAGGAAAAAAAAGAAGCTCAAATCTAAATTAGAAACTGAATTTAGATTAATAATTCATAATTATTTGGATTATTATATAAGAAATACAACTGAAACGCGGGAAATAGCTATTAATACAATATATACTATGGTTGATTCTTTGGGTTTTCAGTAATATTTTTTATAGTTTCAATATGTCCATTGGTTTCATTATAAATAACAAAATTTTTTAATTTTTTTTCTTCAATTAATTTTTTAAGATCAAAAAGATATTTTTCATCTTTTATTTTATTATCTTTAAAATATTTATTTATTCTGTTTATTTTAATATTTTTACTTAATGATGTCCATCTTTTACAAAATATTTCATTTTGTTGTTGTTCTAATTTTTTATAAAACTCTTTTTTATCACCAATATATTGTTTTTCTTTCGATGCTAATCTTTTAGATTTCAGTCTTAAATTATTTTTAAATTCTGTATTTCTTCTCATCATTAAATATTCTTTTAAATCATGACTAATTTTTTCTTCTTTTTTTTCTATTTTTTTTTTATTTTTTTTTTTTTTTTTTTTTTTTTTTTTTTTATTTTCAATAAAATTAATATCATTAATTTTTTTTAAACATAAATTTAATTCCATTTTTATTTATAATAAAAATATAAATTTTAATAAATATATTATTAAATAATATACAATGACTACTAATAACAATCAAAAAAAAGATTCCCTTCTTAAAACTCAAACTACTCAAAAATCTTATCTTATACACAACAATCCATATTTTATTTGTGCGTTCTGTCCCGTTCAAGCCTACGCGTATCCCATGTATCCCTTACGATATTAAAAGATCCAAACCAATACCAATACCTAAATCTAAAACTCAATGGAAAGGTTGGGGATCTAATCAAAAAGATAATAATCAAAATTATAATAATATTATAGAAGAAGAAGAAGAAGAAGATTTATTTGAAATGGATTAATAAAATTGAATCCATATAAAATATAAAAAATGGTTAAAATTAAATTAATTTGTAATCATACTACTTCACAAAAAAGATCTAAAGAAATAGAACAATTTAAATTAAAAAGACATAATCATATTAATTTTGTATATAATGATGAACAACCAGATTATTATGTAATTGAAAATCATCCATTTTATCAAAATAAAAGACATTTTTATGATCCAAAAAGAACAATATATGTTCATTGTGAACCTAAAATATCACGAGATACATGGAATAAATGGAAAGATCATGAAACATTTTTATATGATCATAAAAGAAATTGGAATATTCCCCATGTAATTAATGAAAAAACAAATATTATTGATATAATTGAAAAAAAAATTATAAAAAATGAAGAAAATAAACGAAAATTATCATATGTCACATCAGATTTAGATATGTTACCAGGACATAAATTAAGAGTTAATATTATGCCTTATATTGATAATCTTAATAAATATGATATTAAACCAGATATATATGGAAGAGAAAAGGTAGGTTATTTTACAAAATTTAAATTAAAAAATTATTTAGGAGAAATTGAAAATAGAGAAGATAGTTTATTAAATTATTATTATAATATGATGGCTGAAAATTGTCAAGAAGTTGATTATTTTACAGAAAAAATTTTAGATCCAATATTATGTGAAACATTATGTTTTTATTGGGGATGTCCAAATGTAAAAAGTTATTTACATCCAAAATCATATATTAATCTTGATTTTAGTAGACCGAAATTAGCTATTCAAACAATAGTAAATTCAATAAATAATGATGAATATACAAAAAGATTGAAATATATTAAAGAAAGTAAAAGAAAAATTATTTATGAATTAAATCCCATTGATATAATTGATAAAGTTATTAATAAAAAATTATAAAATATAAGGTAAGAAAGCTAAAGTGGCGTATATATTGATTAATGTTAATATTACAGTTTTTGTAGTATTAGGACTGATTGGTCCTAATCCAATAGTAGTTGAAACATTTACAGAATAATAAAAACGATTTAATAATTTTTTCCAAAAACCTTTGTCACTATTTTTTGCTAAAGCCATCACCCATTCATCTTTATTATAAGCAAAAATCATATATACACATGTCATAATACAATCAAAAATTAAAACTTGTAAAATTACTTTGGAAAAATTGTTTTTAAGTTTAAACATTTTTATTTATATATTAAATAAATAAAATTTATTTAATGATTTTATTTATATTAAGATGTTCAAAGTCATTGTATGTATTGATAACCAAAATGGAATTGGTAAGAGTAATTCATTACCATGGAAAATTAAAGAAGATATTTTATTTTTTAAACAAAAAACTTTAGAAATAAAAAATAAAAATAAAAAGAATTGTGTAATTATGGGAAGAAACACTTATCAATCAATACCAGAAAAATATAGACCATTAAAAAATAGAATTAATATAGTATTATCAAAATCAAATGTAATTGAAGATAAAGAAACTGAAAATTTCAAAATATTTCAAGAATTAGATGATGTATTATATTTTGTAAAAAAAAATAAAAAAAGAATAGAAAGTTGTTATGTTATTGGAGGAAGTAGTATTTACAAATTATTTATAGAAAAAAATTTAATAAATGATTTTTATATTAATTCTGTTAATAAAAATTATAATTGTGATATATTTTTCCCAGAAATTAATTTAGATGACTATAAATTAAATTCTTCTGAATATAAGGTTATTTATGATTATGTTTCAACAAGATATGTTTCATTTAATAAATCTATTGTTTTAACATTTAAACATTATATTTATGAAAATAAATATGAAAAAAATTATTTAGATTTAATGAGAAAAATTCTATATAATGGAATCGAAAAAACTGATAGAACTGGTGTTGGTATTAAAACAATTTTTGCAAATTCTTTAAAATATGATATTAAAGATAATAAATTACCATTATTAACTACTAAAAATGTACCAGTAAGATTAATTATTGAAGAATTATTATGGATGTTACGAGGATCAACAAATGCAAAAGAATTACAAGAAAAAAATGTACATATTTGGGATGGTAATTCTACAAGAAAATTTTTAGATGAAAGAGGTTTAAATGATTTACCAGAAGGTGATATCGGAGCTGGTTATGGTCATCAATTAAGATTTTTTAATGCAGAATATAATGATTGTTATACAGACTATACTGGAAAAGGATTTGATCAATTAAAATATGTAATTGATTTACTAAAACATAATCCAACATCAAGAAGAATTTTATTTTCTTATTGGAATCCAAATCAATTAAAAGATGCAGCATTACCACCTTGTCATCTTCTATATCAATTTTTTGTTAATACTAATACAAATGAAATTAGTTGTTGTTTATATCAAAGATCAAGTGATTATTTCTTAGCAAATAATTATAATGCAATATCAGCTATTCTTTTAACTCATATTTTAGGAAATATTTGTGGATATAAACCAGCAGAATTTACTCATTTTATGGCAGATACTCATATATATAATAATCATTTTCTTCAATGTGAAGAACAATTAAAAAGAACACCAACAATTATTCCTCAAATCTTTGTTAATAAAAAAGATACAGTTGAAGAATATACTATTGAAGATTTTAATATTATTAATTATTTTCCACAATCTATTATTAGAGCAAAAATGAATTAAATTAAATAAAATTTATATATAAAATATATAAATTTGATGGAAATATTTCATAAAAAAAGAGCTTCAATTGTACTAATTATAGATATAGAATCACAAACTTATTTATCTGTATTTAAAGATTTTTATAGTTATAATATACCTGGTGGTAAATGTTTTATTAACGAAAATGATATTGAATGTGCTATTAGAGAAGTCCAAGAAGAAACTGGTTTATTTTTAAATCCGGAATATTTATCTTTATTACATTCAGAACAATGTTCAGATTATTTCGTTTCTACTTATATAACTTATATGTGGTTTGGTCATATTAGTACAGAAGAAGAACATTTTGTTGAATTTTTACCATTAGAAAAACTATTAGTTAATAAAAATCCTTTGTGGGTAAAATATCATAAAAAACTTTTAGAAAAAATTAAAAAAAAAAAATAAAAATGATTTAATGTATAATATAGGAAACTATTATTATGCATGATGGGACTTCTAAATTATCTTATAACTCGAAAAAAAAATGATAAAAATTGTTTAACTGATTTCGATAAATTTCGAAAAATAATTTGGAATACTGCTGAAAATGATACTATAAAAGCTGTTATATTTAAAGTATATATTCAAGAAGCTAAAGACCAAGCTTATATTAATAAAATGTTACATTTATGTTCTAATGAATCAATGAGTAATGATATATTTGCATTACGAATTCATAAAGATAAAACAATGAAAATTATGTGGAATAAAGCACAAACAAAAAAATCAAAATGGTTAGTATATTCATGTTTTTGGAATTTATTTCGTTATGAAAATATTAGAAATAATATTCATGATAAACTTTTTAAAAATATTATAAATGATATTGATAATATTATTCTTATAAAGGATATAAAAACTAATAATGTTTTTTTTGGTATGTTATCAAATCTCACATTAAATAATAATCTTAAACCAAAAATATTAGATTGTCTTAGTAATTTAACTGATATTCAAATATCAACGTTAATGGATATTGAAGATCAATCATTAGAACATAATAAATTATATTTACCTTTTTTTACATCTGTATTTGGTTTATTTTGTAATATTGGTGTAGATGATAATTTATGTGATCAATTATTAGAATCGAAAATTTTTCATTTTATAATGAAAAATTATAATTATATTTTTAGTATTGAACATGATCATAATGAATTTCCAATAATTCGAAATAGTTTATCATTAATAAATAATTTAATAAATAATAAAAATTTCATTAATTTATTTCTTAAATATGAATTAATTGATACTTTAACAATGATCGAAAAAAAATCAGATAATGAACATACAATTGATCTTGTTTTATTACCAAATATCAAAGGTGGATTACTCTTTCCTTTGGATATTGATAATTTTGATGATACAACTAATATTCATTTAGCTCATAAATTTGATAAAATTTTAATATTATTAGATTTTATCGTTAATAAAAAACAGGATATTAATATTGTTGATAAATTAGGAAATACTATATTACATGATGCTTTATTAAATGAACAATATACAAAAGCAGCATTATATGTTTTATGTAATGCTAATATTAATCAATTGAATAATGAAGATGTTAATCCAATTACAATGAATAAAAAACTTATAAATAAAATATTAAAAAAAAAAAAAAAGATTCATAATGCTTATAATAAAAATATTTTAAAAAAAATTCCAAAAAATTATCTTTATGAAAAATATTTAATTCAAGAAATTAATCAATATATAGATATTAGCAAAGATATTTATAGTGTATATAAAACTTATCACGAGACTGGATGTTACTTTGGAACCGATTCTGAAATAAATATTTAAAATTGAATTATATGTATCAATAAATAAAAATGACACAAGTCGAAGTAGAAGATGAAGATGAATCATCAACAGAAGTAGAATTAATTTCAACAAGTGGTTTACTCAATCCATTTCAGGAAAAAGATGTAACATTAAAAGATTTTAATAATCGTATATCTGAATTTAATTCATTTATGAATAAAAAAGAAGAAAAAAAAGAAAAAACTTGGATGGATACAATCATTGATAATAAAGAATGGATTTTCACTGCGATAAATACAATTGGATTTTGTTATGGAATGTTTCAATTTAAACAAGAACAAGCAAAAATTACAAAAAAATTATCTGAATATGGAGAAAAAATTAAAGAATTAGATTTAAATTTATTTCAAGTTGAAACATATACAAAAAAATTATTAAATTTACAACAACAACATAAATGGGTTAGAAAAGGAATAGAACAAGGACCATTACGATGTTAAGTAATTAAATAAGTTTCTTCGTGATTTTCATTTTTATTGAAATATATATGTCTTCGACAAGTAGGACATTTTGGACGAAAAGACATTGCTTCATTTAAACAATCATGATGAAATAAATGTCCACATAAAGTTAAAAAAACATTAGATTCTTTTTCTATATTATCTAAACAAATTGGACATTCATATGAATCAGATAATAATTTTTCAATATAATATTTTTTAATATGAACAGATAATATATTTTTATTTAATTGCTTTTTTAAATCATTTTTTTGATCATTTAAAATTGTAAGATCGTTCATTAATATTTTTCTATCTTCACGATAATAATTATTTTTATATTTTATAATCATAATATGTATTGTCATCATTATTGATAATATTGAAAATAAAAAATTTTGATCTAAAATTTTTACAACTTCTGAATTTGTAATATATCTTCTATTTATATAATAGTTACAACATATAAGATATATAACTGTAATTGTATAAATTATTAATAAAATATAATTTAACATATTTATTTGAAATAACATTCCAAATAATAAAATATAGAGTAAAATAAGTGCTAAAAAAAGTATATGATTTGTATAAATCATTTTAAATTAATATATAATAAAAATATATATTTTAAATATATAATGAAATTTAATATTGATAATAATCATTTAATTATTGGAATTTTTTTTTTATCTTTAATTTATATATTTGATTGTCAAAAAAATCAAGATATTAGAGATAATGTTAGAAAAAATAAAAAAATTAAAAAATTAAAAAATTTTAATGAATTAAATAAAAAAGGTTTAATTGAAAAACGATATAGAGAAAGAGTTGAAAATAAATTTATAGAACCAAAAAGAGATTATGAAAATAGTAGAGGTATCCCTGTTAATATTCGTACAAGAGGTAAAGAACCATCATTTCAAGCTATGGGATTTTTATATAGAGAAGAAACTGATCCTCATTATAATAAAGATGATATTAATAGATTAATGTTATTTGGAAGACCAGAATGGGCTGGTTCATCAAAATATGATTATTATGTTACCACTGCTGGTAATAGTGATATAAAAATACCAATTCCAAATGAAAAAGAATTATATGATGGTGATGAATTAGAAGTTGTAGGATTTACTGGAAAATTTAAATTAAAATTATATGAAGTTTCTCAAATTAAATATATTCCTTATTTATAATTTTTTTATTATTATATTTTATAGTAATGAAAAAACATATTATAACAAGAGAAAATGGTAAAAAAGTTACTTTTATTGGTGTTAATCATAAAATATCAATTGAAAATCTTCAAATGAATACTTTAGTTAATAGTAATGATAAAATACTTATAGAAGAGAATTATTATTTAAATAATAATGATTTAATAAAAAAATTATCAAAAGAAGTTACAGATCAAACAACAAAATATATTTTTCAAAAATTAGTATTTAGTGATCAATTAAATAGAATATCTGGTTGGGATCCTCGACCAAGTTTTATAAATTCTACTGGTTTATATGGAGCAGATGAAAATGATGTGCCTTTTTTTTTTACAAAATATACATTGAAAGAAGTTTATCTTGGTTTTGTTCGACATGTTCAAAATGAACAAATAAAATATAAATATTTTTATAATCAAAAGGTTGATATTGATGATAAACTTATAAATTTAATTAAAAAAAAAAAAATAACAAAAAATTTTGCTGAAAAACTACATAATGATTTAAGAAAAGATCACGCAGATTATGCTGATGATTTTGCTGCTAAGACAGTATTACCTGAATATCAAAATCAAAATGTAACTCTTATTGTTGGTTTATTTCATTTTAATAATTTGATAAATAAAGTAAAGTTATGAATTCTTAATGATTATTATTATGTTTATCAAAATGATATTTACATACTGTTTTATATTCTTCTTCACCTCCAACCTCTTTAAATTCTCCATTATTTTTATTATGTGTTTTTTTAATATGCATAAAACCTTTTGTATCATCTTTACATAATGAACATATTGCATTAAATGATAATATTTTATATGAATATGGTATTAATGATACAACATTCTTAAATGGTTGTCCAAAAATATCACCATTTAAACCAATTACAATTATTTTTTTTTTTAATTTCATTAAATTTAAAACAAAATGTAATAAATCATTGAAAAAATGACCTTCGTCAATGATAAAAACTTCATTTTCAAAATATTTTAAATCTAAATCTGATAATCTTCTTAATTTCACTGCTTTTTCCTTTTGATTATTATGAGTACAAACGAAATCACCTTCATCATATCTATTATCTTTATAAAAATTTAAAATTATTGTTTTATATTTTTTACTATACATCTGATAACTTCTTATAATATATGTTGATTTTCCAGAAAACATTGGACCAATTATTAATTCTAATGACATTTTATAATTTTATTAAATAAATTAATTTTATTTTAAATAAATTAAATAATTAATAATATTATTATATAATTATAATTATTATTATGAATAAAAAAAAAATAACTCTTGATTCATATCATAAAGATTTAGTAGAAAAATTTAATAATAAAGATGTGGAAAAAAATATAAAAGAAAGTCGAAAAAAAGAATTAGAGAGAGAATTATTTAATTTAAATAATAAAAAAGATTATGAAATAGATAATGAAGAAATACATAAAAAATATGATTTGAAATTACAAATAAATCATATAAAAAAAGAAATTCATTCAATTAATAATAATGAAAATGAATATGATTATTATTTAAATACAATGGATATTTTAGAAAAATATTATGGTAAAAATAATGATGATGAAATAACAGAAACAAATATAAAAAAGTCAGAAATGACAATAATAGAATATATTAATAATTCTACTAAAAGTAATGATATAACTATTAAAAAATTTATAAAAGAAGAAAAAAAATTATCAAGAA